TTTTGAAGGAATTAATTACGCAGAATCTGGAAGTACAATAACAGACTTCTTTCCTGTTTTTGATATACCGTTTACGTCTAATAATATAATTTTGTTATCTCCAATAATAAAATTATATTCTTCTTACAAATATAAAAATCCAAATGATAATAGAGAAGAATTTTTAATTGAACTATTAGCTGATTACTTTGAAAAAGTAGATTTAACTAATAATGTTTTAAATAATACATTATTAATATTACAAAAAGAATTACCTAAAATACAAATAGAAAGTATCAAAACTAATTCAACTAACGTAATTGGGGAAGATTTAAAAGTTGAATACTATGACATGTTTAAAGTATTGAACGATAAATGGGTTTCAGGAAATAATTTTTCAGAAGATACATTTTTAGAATCATTTTTATTTTTAGATAAAGCCAGTAGGGATATTGGGGACGATGTTTTAGTTGATATTTTTAAAGTTAAAACTAAAATTTCAAATGTTGACCCTGCAACTTCTGTATATACAGTTATTGCTGAAATTCTTAAAGACCACCATTTTGTTACATTTACAATGCCTTCATACATCAATTTCTATAATAGAAGAAATAATGAAGGCCCCCAAGAAATGGCTCAATTAATGTTTGGTACTTATTCTGAAGTAGATTATTCTGAGACATCGACTAAGTTTGTAAATATATTATCAACTGACCCATCAACTAATACTTTAGTTGAAAGTAAACATAATGGATATTGTGATGATGGTTTTGAATTAGGTAGGGCTCAAAACAACCCTAATGTGAGATTAAACACATCAACAGATGAAAAGTCAAATAAAGTGGTAGGTTTTGCTGTTGATTTTGGACTACAAAGACAACAGATGTTTCATAATTTAAATTTGGCTCAAGATGTTGGTAAATCAACATCTGAATCATTATTAATGGAATATAATTTGGCTCAGTTAACATCTGGTAAAAAGTCACAAACTCAGAATGTTAGTCTTTTTAATCTGTATAAAAATAGAAGTTATTCTTGTACAGTTCAATCTATGGGTAACGCAACCATACAACCAACAATGTATTTTACATTAAGAAATGTACCGATGTTTAACGGACCGTACCTAATATTAGAAGTTAACCATTCTATTTCCCCTGGCTCATTTGAAACCACTTTCCAAGGGGTGAGACAAAAAATATTTACATTAAAACAAAGTGAAAACTTTTTAGCGTCTATCAAAATGGAATTAGGTAAAAATTTCTATTCTGAAATTAAACGACAAAAAGAACAATTGAGTAAATCTGCAACTACAGTTACTCAACAAAATACTGAAACGACAAATTCAATAAATGAGACTCCTGTAAATAAAAATAATGAAAATTGTCAACCAAACGTGGCGTATAATGATTTCATTAAAATTACTGGTGAATCAAAGACATTATCATATTCACGAGTAATTGAGGAGGTTCAATTTATTGTTGGAGACGATTTACAAAAAAGAGCGGCATTATTTACCTTAATTTATATATCTAATGACTCAAATGGAAATATAAAATTATTCAATAATAATTTAACTAATGTTAATTTAAAACGAAAATGGGCTGGTGACCTACCAAGTAAATTTAATAAAGAATACACATGTTTAAACTTTGGTACTGAATTAATACCAATTGTTAAATTCCCAAATATTACTTATAATTTGGAATTCATGAATCTTTATTTAAAAAATTTCTACCCTGATTTAAATTTTGCTACAGATATTACTATAGTTGAAGAACTAACTAAATTTTATATTAAATATTGGTCATTACAATCAAAACAGGAAGATGCTTATTATGATGAATATATAAGTAAAAATGCTAGCGAGTACGCTGCCATTTTGGAAAAAGTTAAAAAGGCTTATGTTATTTTAAACCCTGTTAATTTGAACCCAGCCCCAACAGGGGATACTCAAACAAGTACTGGTACAACACTAACTAATAACACACAAACACCGCCTTTAACTTCCGATTATCAATATACAATATCTAACCCACCAATGTTTGAAGAATTTACAGTTAGTGTTAATCCTAGTGTTGATGGGTTAAGAAATATATTCTTAGTTGAATATGGGTACAATATTACTGCAAGTTGTGCTGAAGGGTCGGCGACTGGACAACAGTTCTCAAATAATTATATTTCTTCAAATGGACAAACAGTTACAATAACTGCTGAAGATTTGTTAGAAGAAGTAGACTGTACTGGTTCAGGTTCTAGTGGAGTTTATGAATTCCAAATTACAATTTTTACAAAACCTGTTTTATCTAATGGTCAAATAGATACTACAAGGTCAGATTATTATAAATCATATCCTATTACTATGACATTTTAATTTATTAGTATATTTATATAAAAAATAATTATGAATACTAAAGAAGCTTTAGATAGATACCTTGGTAAGAACACAAGAATAACTGAAACCGATAAGGGTAATGGTTATAAAGAAGTTTGTGACTTAGATACTGGAGATTGTTACACAATTAGAATGAAAGACGGTTTAATTGAAAGAGTTAACAATACAATGACAATTAATAAAAAAATCAATGTTGAAACAACACAGGGATATAAACAACTTTTAAATGGGTAAGGAAATGGATTTATCTAAAAAATTATTAGAGGAATTAAAAAAACATAATAAAATCAACAATTATATTTTTGAACAAGACGCTCCACCACCACCTGATGATTTAGCCCTTGGAACACCTCCTCCATCGCCTGAAGCAGGAGCACTACCTGCGGCACCTGAAGCAGGGGCACCCCCTGCGGCACCCGCCGCTGAACCATCAGCACCTGTTGATGTGGAAAATGACCCTGACGTTGAAAAAATCGGTGATGAAAAATCAGAAGATTCAGAAACTGAAGAATTGGATGTTACAGAACTTGTAACGTCACAAAAAAATATGGAGGAAAAACAAAATGAATTCTTTCAAAATCTTTTTTCACAAATACAAAATCTTGAAAGTAAATTATCTGAAATGGATAAAATTATGGATAAGATAAATACTATTGAAACTAAGATTGAAAAATATCGTGAAAAAACTCCGCAAGAAAAATTAGAATTAAGAAGTTTAGATTCAGGACCTTTTAATCAAAAATTGACACAATTTTTTGATGATAAACTACAGGATATTGAACAATCAGGTAAAAACGAATATGTGATTACACCTGATGATGTTGAAAACTATTCACAAGCTGAAATAAAAAACAGTTTTAATAATTTGGATAGTGAGGATAGTGATACTAATACTTTCACTTATAGATAATTTTTGTTTGACTATTACGGCTGACACACTTATACTTGTTTATTAACTAATAATTTATATATATCATGGCGACAAATTCACTAGATGCTGTACTCGCTCAGTATGAAAAAGCGAAAGGTGGCTCAAACGGAGCTAACAAAATGTCTCAAGAAGACAGAATGAAAAAGTATTTTGCAGCAATTCTAACGCAAAATGAAACATCGGGACAAAAACGTCTTCGTATTTTACCAACTCCTGACGGTTCATCACCTTTTAAAGAGGTGTGGTACCACGAAGTACAAGTTGAGGGTAAATGGAATAAAATCTATGACCCAGGTAAAAACGACAACGAGCGTTCACCTTTGACTGAAATTCACGACGAATTAATGTCAACAGGTAAAGAGTCCGATAAGGAACTTGCTAAATCTTACAAACCACGTAAATTCTACATCGTTAAGGTTATTGACCGTGATAACGAAGCGGATGGAGTTAAGTTTTGGAGATTTAAACACAATTACAAGAACGAAGGTATTCTTGACAAAATCATCCCAATTTGGAAAGCTAAAGGTGATATTACTGACCCTGTTAATGGTCGTGATTTGATTATCGAGTTGGCAAAGGCTAAGACTCCAAAAGGAGCGACCTATACAGTTATCCAAACTGTAATGCACGATGACCCATCTCCTGTTCACACAGACGCGGAAACTGCTAAAACTTGGACTGAAGACCCACTTACTTGGGCCGATGTTTACTCTAAAAAACCTGTTGAATATTTGGAAGCGATTGCTCGTGGAGAAACTCCAAGATGGTCATCTGATTTAGGTAAATATGTTTATGGAGACGCGGCATCTGAAATGAGTGTTGGTGGTGGAAACATGTCAATTGTTGACCCACAAGCAGGTGACGAACCTGATGGTGATTTACCATTCTAATTTATACGGATGGACACTAGCATAGTCAAAGTGTCCATCCTTTTTTATTTTTATACTAACAATTTAAACACATAGACATTTATGGCTATAAAGAAAAAAGAATTTTCATTAGATGCAATCAAAAATAAGTATTCTACGAAAACTAAATACAAAGATACAGAGTTCTATGAAGTCGACGAAGCTTTTCATAGTAGTTGCGGTTTACCTGGTCCTGCTTTGGGTAACATCAATATGTTCTTGGGGCACTCAAATTCTTCCAAAACGACAGCACTTGTTAAAGCCGCTGTTTCGGCTCAGAAGAAGGGGCATCTACCCGTTTTCATTATTACTGAAAAGAAATGGTCGTGGGACCACGCGGTAGAATTAGGTCTTAAAGCTGAACTTATCGAAGGAGAATGGGACGGACAATTTATCTTCAATGATAACTTTGATTACATCGAACAAGTTACAGACTATATTAACGAATTATTGGACGAACAAGAAAAAGGTAACATTCCTTATTCTCTTTGTTTTCTTTGGGATTCTGTTGGTTCAGTTCCTTGTAAGATGACATTTGATGGTAAAGGTGGTAAACAACACAACGCATCTGTTTTGGCAGACAAGATTGGTATGGGTATCCAAGCTCGTATTACTAAATCTCGTAAGGAAGATTATCCATATACAAACACAATGGTAGTAGTAAATCAACCTTGGGTTGAATTACCTGATAATCCATTTGGACAACCAACAATTAAGGCCAAAGGTGGTGAAGCACTTTGGTTAGCATCTGCACTTGTTTTTTTATTTGGCAATCAAAAAAATGCAGGTATTAATCACATTACTGCAACTAAAAATGGAAGAACGGTGTCTTACGCTATCCGAACAAAAATCTCTGTTCTAAAGAACCATATTAACGGATTAGGATATAAAGATGGTAAGATTATTGCAACACCACAAGGATATATTGTAGATACTAAAGAGGCTCTTGAGGAGTACAAAAAACAATACTCACAATATTGGAACGCAATTCTTTCAGGTACAGGGGAAATTACTCTTGATGAAAGTGAAGAAACTTTTGAAAACGAAAACGAACCATTTTAATTAACTTTTTGTGAAAAAAACACTCCTTGTTGATGGGAATAATTTGATGAAGATTGGATTTCATGGGGTGAAAGATTACTTTCACAACGGAGAACATATTGGAGCAATTTATCATTTCATCAACACACTAAGAAAATTTATTGAAGAACAAAACTTTGATAAAGTAGTGGTATTTTGGGACGGAGAGGACTCTACGAGTATTCGTGGAGTTCTTTACCCCAAATACAAACAAAACCGAAAATTAGTTATGGAGGATGCAATCTTCATGTCCTACCTAAGACAAAAAAATCGCATCAAACAATATCTCGAAGAAATCTATGTGAGACAGATTGAAGTCTCAGGACGAGAAGCTGATGATTTAATTGCTTATTATTGTCAGGTATCTGAAAATGAGGATAAATTAATTTTTTCGTCAGATAGAGATTTAACACAACTGATTTCTGAAAAAGTATCTGTATATTCACCATCACTAAAAAGTACTTTTAAAAATGGAGATACTATTAAATTTGACGACTTTTCATTTCCCCACTATAATGTTAAAACATTAAAAATTATGACTGGTGATAAGAGTGATAATATTGAGGGAATTTACCTTTTGGGTGAAAAGACATTGGTTAAATTTTTTCCTGAGATACTTGAAAAACCGATTTCTTATACCGATATTTTAGAAAGAGCTGAGGAACTTTTGAAAGAACAAAAAGATAATCAGACACTGAAAAATTTACTAACAGGAAAAACAAAATCAGGTATTTTTGAAAACGAATATTATGTGGTCAACGAACAAATTGTTGACTTATCAAACCCACTCCTCAAAGACGAGGACAAAGAAGAAATTTCCCAAATTGTTAATGAAACATTAGAAACTGAAGGAAGAAGTTACAAAAATATTATTCGTTATATGGTTGAAGACGGATTGTTTAAGTACCTACCTAAAGGGGATGATTCGTGGACATATTTTTTAAAACCGTTTATGAAATTAACAAGAAAAGAAAAAAACAAAAAATAAAAAAAACAATTATGAGAGAACAACAAGACATTACGAAACTAGAGTTTCTGATGACAGTGAACAACAATTTTATTGTTCAGAGATTTTTTAATGTAAAAGGGTATAACCCAAATTCGCATCGTTCCGCGGATTTAATTGACTTGGTTGATAATTTTGTCAATGAATTAAAACACAATTTCAAAATGAAATCTGTAAGTTACATGCTTGACAATCAGTATCAAATTACAGAAGACCCTGAAGTTTTGAATACATCATTTACTGACGGACCCGAAGTATTCAATGTTTATATTAAAAATGGAGATAAAGTATTATATCATCAGGTATTTGATGCTAAACCGTACCCACCTAAAGTTAGATATACGGTTGATGTTAGACCTTATTTAAAAGGTGTTTTAAATGATTTGACAGAAGTTTTGTCAAGTAAAAATTTAACACACGAATATATGGGTTACTCTTTAGTTTAAAGATATTTAATAAAAAAAGGAATTATGGCGGACAAAAATTTTGAATACTTAGGAAATCAATTTCAGT